GTACGACGCTCTGTTCGCGGAGATGCGGGTCTGGATCGACCGGCTGCCGCCCGAGCTGCGAAGTCTGCTGGATGTGAAGAGCGACTCGGTCTCGCTGGTGCCCTCCCCGGCGGGGTCGTTCATTTCGGTGCGGACCAGTCGGGCGGAGACGCCGGAAGCGATGGCGGGGGTTCACTCCGAGCACGTCATGCTGATTGGCGACGAAGCCAGCGGTATCGTGGAGCAGGTCTTCGAGGCGGCTGCGGGGTCGATGTCGGGTGCTAACGCGGTGACGATCCTGCTGGGCAACCCGGTTCGCCCCAGCGGGTATTTCTTCGAGACGCACACGAAGCTGAAGGACCACTGGACGACGATGCACGTCTCCTGCTACGACTCAACGCGGGTGGATCCGCGCTGGATCGAGGAGATGCGGGTCAAGTACGGGGAGAACTCGAACCCGTTTCGCGTGCGTGTCCTGGGGGAGTTCCCGCTGTCGGACGACGGGTCGATCATCCCGTACGAGCTGGTGCAGACGTCGCTGGGGCGGGACATCGTTGTCAGCCCGACGCTGCCGGTGATCTGGGGGCTGGACGTGGCCCGGGGCGGCGCGGACTCGGCGGTACTGGCGGAGAGGCAGGGGAGGAAGCTGCTGGCGCCGCCAGCGAGGATGGTGGGCCTGGATTTGATGCAGCTGGCGCTGACGGTGGCAGCCCGGTACAACGCGACCCCGGACAAGCTGCGGCCGGCGGTGATCGCGGTCGACGGTATCGGGATGGGCGGCGGGGTGACCGACCGCCTGCGGGAACTCGGTCTCCCGGCACGTAGCATCAATGTCGCAGAGTCACGGGTAAGCGTGGGGGTCTACCACAACCTGCGGGCCGAGTTGTGGTACAAGATGCGGGCGTGGTTCAGCGGGCGGGATGTCCACCTGCCGGCCCTGGAGCCGCTGAACGGCTCGGAGCGGGAGAGCATGGACCGGCTGGTCGAGGAGTTGACGACCACCCGCCAGGATTTCATGGAGGCCTCGGGGAAGATCATCGTGGAGCCGAAGAAGCGGATCCGGCAGCGGCTGAACCGTTCCCCCGACAGTGCGGATGCTTTCATGCTGACTTTCGCCGCGGAGAATCTGGTCGCCCTGCACGGGCGCGACATCGAGAGCGACTGGAAAAAGCCGCTCAAGCGGGGTCTCAAGATTGTCTAGGGCGTCAGCGACAAAGGGCGTCCGTACCACCGGTCGTACTCAAGGGGGCGCAACGCCCCGCAACAACGACGTCGTGAGCGGGCGGGCGCGTAGCTGCAGCAGGGCACAGCAACCAGCGAAAGAAGGGAAGCCGCATGAAAGTTAGTACCAGCCAGCCTCCGGCCCGGTTGTCCCGCGAAGGGAAGCTGCGGGCGCGCGACGTGGCGCTGTCGGACCAGGGCACCGGTAGCGCCCTCCCCCCTGGGGTCCGGGGGCGTACCGAGGCGCGGGGTGACGAGCGTTTCGCCGGTCTTCCGGAGGAGCGTCTCGAAGAGCTTCGCAGCCTCGTTTCCGAGGAGCTGGTGGCGGCCCGGGACTACATCGACAACGAGATCGGTCCGGAGCGAGCGCGGGCGACCCAGTTCTACAAGGGGGAGCCGTTCGGGTTTGAAGAGGAGGGGCGCTCCCAGGTGGTCTCGCGGGACGTGCATGACGTGGTGCAGGGAGTCATGCCGACGTTCATGCGGATCTTCACCGGCGGGGAAACCGTGGTGGAGTACGTACCCCGGAGGGCCGAGGACGAAGAGGCGGCCCGGCAGGCGACGGACTACATCAACTCGGTCGTGGTCTTTCAGGACAACGACGGCTTCCGGGAGATCCACAGCGCGATCAAGGACGCCCTGATCCGGAAGAACGGAATCTGGAAGTGGTGGTGGGACGACCAGGTGGAGTTGCTCGTCTCGGAGCATGACGGAATCAGCGACGAAGACCTGCAGGCGCTCTCAGAAGACGAGGACATCGAGCGGGTCGAGGCGGAACTCCAGAGCGAGGAGGGGATCGTCCCCCGGGTCTGGGGTGCCAAGGTGCATCGTCGGCGTACGGCTGGGCGGGCCCGCTTCAAGGCGATCCCCCTGGAAGAGTTTCTGATCGACCGGCGGGCGACGGGGTTCGAGGACGCCTCGGTCGTCGGCCATCGGGCTTCGCTGCGGGTCAAGGACGTGGTCGGGATGGGGTTCGACCGCGACGAGGTCCTGGAGCACGCCGGCAGCGACAACGAGTTCGAGCACAACGTGGAGTTCCAGGCCAGGAAGCCCAACGCCGCGGATTTTCTGTCGAGTCCGGTGACGGACGACCTGCGGCTGGTGGCGTTCACGGAGGCGTACACCTTTTACCGGATCTCGAACGACGAAAAGGATCCGGCGCAGCTGGTCAAAATCAGCGGCATCGGTATCGAGCCGTTCCACCTGCTGTCGGTGGAGCCGGTCGACGAGGTGCCGTTCGCGTCAATCAGCCCCGACCCGGAGGCCCACGAGTTCTTCGGGCAGTCGCTGGCCGACAAGACCGACGACGTCCAGCTGGTCAAGAGTGTCATTCTTCGGGGAACGCTGGATTCGCTCGCCCAGGCGCTGAACCCGCGGACCGAGGCCGTCGAGGGGATGGTCAACTTCGAGGACCTCCTGAACAACGAGGTCGGCGGCGTGGTTCGCGTGCGGGCTCCGGGCTCGCTCCGGGAGATGGATACCCGGTTCGTGGGCAAGGACACCCTCCCGATGCTGGAATACTACGACCAGATTCGGGAAGAGCGGGTCAAGCAATCGCGGGCGTCGCAGGGGTTGGATGCTGACGCCCTGCAGAGCACCACCAAGGCCGCGGTAACGGCCACCATGACGGCCGCCCAGGCCCAGGTGGAGCTGATCGCCCGGATCTTCGCGGAGACGGGGTTCAAGAGGCTGTTCAAGGGGCTCCTGCGGCTCACCATCCGGCACCAGGACCGGCCGCGCACAGTCCGCCTGCGGAATCAGTGGGTAGTGGTGGATCCGAGGGACTGGGACGCCGAGATGGACCTGCGGGTCAACGTGGCGATCGGCGCCGGCACGGCCGACGAGAAATTGTCGACGCTGGTCATCATCAAGCAGACCCAGGAGGAGATTCTCAAGCTGCTGGGTCTCAGCAATCCACTGGTTTCTCTGGAAGGCTACCGGCACACGCTGGCGACCATGCTGGAGTTGAGTGGCTGGAAAAACCCGGACGCCTTCTTCCTGCCGATTGACCCGAACGCCCCTGCGGCGCCGGCGGGTGGCGAGGGGGGCCCCGAGGACCCCGCGCAGGCGTTGGCGGCGGCCCAGGCGGCGGAGACGCAGTCCAAGCTGCAGATCAAGCAGATGGATCTGGAGTTCCAGCGCGAGAAGCTACAGTTGGAGCATCAGCGGGAGATGTTCAAGGCCCAGCTGGACGCCCAGACGCGGATCGCGATCGCGGAGGCCCAGACCCGGGTCGACATCGACAACGCTGCGGTGGCCGCCGAGGTGGAGCGCCAGCGTTCCTCCGAAGAGGCCCGGGTGCGACAGTTCGAGGCGGTCCAGCAGGCGGAAGCCGCCATCCAGCAGGAGCAGATCGCTGCCCAGGCGCAGCAACAGCAACAGCAGGTGTCGGCGGGTGACGCTGGCGGAGAGGATTCGGTGCAGTGACGATGCGAGACATCCTGGCTCTCTTTCGGAGGCGCAAGGCGGCGGAAGCCATACTGGCTGACCCGGTCATGGAAGAGGCGTTCGAGGCGGCCCGCCTGCGGGCGCTGACGGCTATCGAGGCGTCCCCGCTTACCGATTCGGGTACGAGGGAGCTGGCTTACCACCGTCTGCGGGCGTTGGCGGCGGTAAAGGAGGAGCTTCGTATTTTCATCGAAGACCACGCGATCGAGAAAGCGCGTCTCGATCGGCAGGAGCGCCAGGACAAGGCGTAACTTAGCGCGCATTACTACCCTTGATTGGAGATAGACAAAAATGGCGGACACAGCGACCAGCACCTCCACGGAGACTGGCGGTACACTGACCGATCGGGAAGCTACGGAAGTGGTTTCCGGCCTGCTTGACGGGGAGGGGAGTTTTCTCACTACCCCACCGAAGAAGCCGGGCTCCCGGACAGCGGTAGCCGCCTCGGACGACGGGGATGACGACGACGACGATGCCGCTGACGACTCGGCGGAGGACGAAGACGAGTCGGAAGACAGCGAATCGGAGGAAGAAGGAGAAGGGGAATCGGACGAGTCCGACGACGAGTCGGACGAATCGGACGACGAAGAGCAGGACGAGGAAGAGCAGGACGAAGATTCCGAGGACGAGGAAGAGGCCCAGGAGGTAGACGAGAAAGCTGTGGTCACCGTCAAAGTCGACGGCAAGACCGAAAAGCTGACTCTCGCCGAACTCAAGAAGGGCTACTCCCGGACCAAGGTCTTCACCCAGCGGACCCAGGAAGCGGCAAAACTCCGGGCGGATGCCGAAGCTCTCAGTCGGCAGCTGGCGGAGGAGCGGGCGCAGTTGGCCCAGGTGGCGGCCGCCCTGGAAACGCAGATGAAAACCGTCGAACCGGAGCCCGATTGGGCGAAACTCCGCGAGGAGGATCCGGTCGAATGGGCGGTCCAGAGGCAGATATGGAGCGAGAAGCAGGCCCAGCGTGACCGCGTCAAGGCGGTCGAGCAGGAACTGCTCCGGCGCAACACGGAAGCCCAGCAGGCCACTCTGCAGAGCACCCTCGCCGAGGAGCGAACCAAGCTCCTGGAGAGGATTCCGGAGTGGAAGGATGAGAAGAAGGCCGCCAAGGAGATGAAGGAGATCCGGCAGTTCATGGCGTCGGTCGGTTTCTCCGAGGACGAGATGGCGCAGATTTACGACCACAGGGCGGTGCTCGTTCTCCGGAACGCGGCTCGCCTGGCAGACATGGTCAAGCGCCAGAAGTCGTTGGAGAAGAGCGGTCGGCCCGTGAAGGTCGTGCAGAAAACGCTTGTTCCCGGTCGCGATCGCGGTCGCAAGGGGTCAGGCAGCAACGCGCGAGCGGCATTGAGCCAGCTTCGCAAGACGAACTCGGAAGCCGACGGGGTAAAGGCCCTGCTCGAACTCGGGATCGTCTGACCCAAACCAAGGAGTAGAGGACTACAATGGCACCCCCTACAGGGATTTTCCAGAAATACAGCGCGGTGGGTCTGCGGGAAGCGCTGTCGGACGTCATCGCGAACATCGACCCGGAAGAGACGCCAGTCTTCTCCAATGCGGGTCGGGAGACGGTGAAGAACACCGACTTCGAGTGGCAGACCGACAGCCTCGAAGCAGTCGACGTGGACAACGCACACGTCGACGGTGATGACGTGTCGACGTTCGACGCGGTCACTCCGACCGTGCGGCTGAAGAACTACACCCAGATCTCGCGCAAGACGCTCGTGATCCCGGGTACGCTCGAAGCGATCGAGAAGGCTGGTCGCAAGAGCGAGATCGCGTACCAGATGGTCAAGCGCGGCAAGGAGATGCGCCGTGACATGGAGACCATCATCACCGCCAACCAGGCCGGCGTTGCCGGTGACGGTACGGTCACTCCGCGCCGGACTGGTTCGCTGCTCGCCTTCCTGAAGACCAACACCGATTTCGGTGTCGGTGGCGTGGATCCGGTGTATACCAACACCCCGAACGCTACCCGGACGGATGGCACCCAGCGGAACTTCACGGAAGCGCTCATCAAGACGGTCGCTCACTCGATCTGGTCGAGTGGCGGCTCTCTGAAGATGATCGTCGTGGGGGGCACGCTGAAGCAGGTCTTCTCGACCTTCACGGGCATCGCTGACATCCGGCTGAACGCCCAGGGCGCGCGTCCGACCACCATCATCGGTGCGGCGGACGTGTACGTGACCGACTTCGGCAACCTGTCGGTCGTGCCGAACCGCTTCATGCGGAACCGGGACGCTCTCTTCCTGGACCCGTCGTACTACTCGATCGTGAATCTCCGCTCGCTCAAGGTGGAGGACCTCGCGAAGACTGGCGACGCTCACAAGAAGATGATGATCGTCGAGTGGGGACTGAAGGTGAAGACCGAGAAGGCTCTCGGCGGCGTCTTCGACCTGAACCCGGTCTCGGTCTGATCGGGTAGCTCGGGGGGAATGAATGGTGTTTTATAGTCCGGGAAAGGGACTATAAAACACCTCCCCCGTTGGCCGTGACTTTGTCGGGTAGGAGCCCTGGCGCGGTTGGGCGCAATGCGCTTGTTCCTGGTTCGATTCCGGGCAGGGTTTTCGTGGAGTATGAACGTTGTTTCATGCAGGTTGACGGAGGCGGGGCGAAGCATGATTGAGACTCTCCCGTGGGAAGTGGACCCGGAGACGGGCGCGGAGACCAAGCGCTTTCACTACGATTACTCCGACGACTCGATTACGATCGAGGACCTGATCGACATCGACACCATCGGCGCGTTCAACTACGAGGCCCGGAAGCAGAACACCGGGCGGTTCGCGGATGGGATGCACTGGATCGGTTCGATCCCCCTGCCGATCTACCAGCGCCTGCAGAAACGCGGGGTGTTTGACGACCCCAAGGAGTTCCGGAAGTGGTGGCTGTCGGATGAATCCCTGCCGTTCCGTGGCCGCGACATGAGGGTCTGACGCATGTCTCTTGATGGCACCTACAACGGCCTGCTGGACTCGATGGCCTCCTGGCTCAACCGGGATGACCTCACCTCGTATTTGCCGGACTTCGTCGCCCTCTTCGAGGCGGAGTTCGAGCGCGACGTGCGCGTGCGGGAGATGCTGGTGCGCGCCGTCACGGTGCCGCCGGCCGACGAACCGAGGGAGAATCTTCCAGGGGATTTCCTGGAGTTGAAGTCTCTTCAGTTCAACAGCAACCCCCCGGTCGTGCCCGAGCAGGCGACGAGTGCCTGGATCCGTGCGTACCGCCGACAGAGCGGCGCTGAGCAGGGGGTTCCCACGTTCTACACGATCGAGGGGAACCAGTTCTTGTTCAACCGGACGCCGGTTGGCACGGAACTGGAGATCGTCTATTACGCGACGCTGCCCCGTCTGGGTCCGAGTCAGGACACCAACTGGCTCCTGTCGGGGCACCCGGACATCTACCTGTACGGCTCCCTGAAGCACTCGGCGCCGTTCCTGAAGGATGACGAACGGATCGCCCTGTGGGGCGCGCTGACTGATTCCGCCATCCAGGCACTGCTTCGCCGTGACGTGCGGGGGCAGTTCAACGCCGCGCCGGTTCGCATTCGGTCAAGAAGGGTGATGCCCTGATGCCTTGGACCCCTCTGTCGAGCCCGAGTACGACGTGGCAGCAGGTCGCGCCGGGGGCCGGTAGCACCTTGACACTGCTCGATCTGATCTCGGCGCAGGCCGCCGCTGCGGAAGCGGCGGCGGCCGCGGCTTCTCTCTCGGCTTCGGAGATAGTTACCCTGTCGTCGGTGGTGGCCGGCCAGGTGTCCGCTGCGGAAGGTTCTGCGGAAGCCGCGGAAGCGGCTGCCATGACCGCCCAGACGCTCGCGACTCAGGTAGCTGGGGCTTTGGTAGCTGCGGAGGGTTTGGCGGGGGTGGTGGGAGTGGCCGCGGCTAATGGAGATTTGGTGGTGGGGTCCTCGGTTGGGGATTTAGTGCTTCACCCGGCCGGGGGTGCCGTTCGGGTTTCTCTCGACGGGGGCCTCAGTTCTTCGATGGACGTGACGGCTACTTTTGTCAACCTGACTTCCGTTCGAGTCAATGACGGGGGATTCATCAAAGTCGCTCGGGTGACCACGACTCAGAAAAACGCGCTGGCGAGTCCGGTGGGCGGGCAGTTGGTGTACGACACGACGCTCAACGCGCTGTCGGTGTACGATGGGACCTCGTGGCGGACGCTCACGATGTCGTAGGAACAGGGTAGTATCTTGTTTGTAGTACCCCGGAAAAGGGGGCCAACGGGGTAGAGTACCCCCTTACAGGCAGAGGAGGAAGGGTGAGCCGGATTGAAGGGTTTGGGTCGCTGGCGGGAGTGGGGCAGGCGGTATCGCTTTCTCCGCGAGATGCGCGATCTAACGGGGGCCTCGCGGCCCAGGTGGAGGGTACGTTCGTTGGCACGGTGACCTTCGAGGGGTCGCTGAACGGGGTGACGTATTTCCCGGTCGCTGCGACGAACGTGAGCACGGGGGCGCTGGCCTCCACAACCACGGCGCCGGGGCTTTACCGGGCGGAAGTGGTAGGGGGCATGACGTTCCGGGCGCGGATGTCGGCGTACACGAGTGGCACGGCGGACGTGAAGCTGGTTGGGTTCGAGGGATGAAGATTTCTTCCCCCCGGCGGCGCCGTCGTAGTGGGGGAAGCGACCCTATCCCCTTGCCCCCGGCGAGTGGTTCGACTATCCTGCTGGAAACTTCCGATGCGCTCCTTTTGGAGGGCAGCGGGTCACTTGAACTGGAGGACGCGGCGTAATGGCCGACACCAAGATTTCGGGCCTTGCCCCCCTCCTGGCGGTGGACGCGGCGGGGGCGGATTACCTCCCCGTCGTGGACGCTAGTCTTGTCGCTGGTTCGCCGGCCACAGCGAACAAGCGGATGACGCTGACCGAGTTGGCCGCGTTTGTCGGAAGCGGCGCGGGAGGCGGCGACACTCTCCTGATCGGCACCGTCGCCCCGACGACCGAGGGCGTGGATGGCGACTTCTACTACCGGATCACCACCGGCGAGAACTGGGGTCCGAAGACCGCGGGCTCGTGGGGTTCACCGATCTCGAACCTCACCGGCGAGTCGTGGTTCAGCCGTCAGCAGACCGTTTCTATCGTCTCCGGGGTCGTCACCGTGGACTACACCGCCGGTCGCCTGGTGGTCGTGCCGGTGACGGCCAACATCACCAGTTTCGTCATCAACAACTTCCCGGCAGATGGCCTGCCGGGGTCGCTGACCTTCCGGTTCATGATCGGTGCGGGTGGCCCGTTCACGATTGCGTGGCCCACGCTCGGCACCGTGATCCGGGCTGAGGAGGCGGCGGTGCCGGTGGTGCCGACCACGAACGGCGCGGTACTGATGGTGACGATGTTCAGCAACGATGCGCGGGCAACGACCGATCTCCTGATCGGCGCATCCAACCTCCTGCCGGTCTGACCCGTGGGCCTCACCTTCCTCCCCGGCACTACACGCGACGGCTTCGCCACCGTGATTCACGGCAAGGCGTGGCGGTTCGACGGCGGCGCGGCGATCACCCGGATGTCCTCCGGGTGGCCCTGTACGCCGGGACTGGTGACTCCAGAAAACATCAGCAACGTGCGTGGATTCCTCGATGGGGCCGAAGTACCGATTGCGGTTTCTCCGCTACGGGGTAAGCATCCAGATGGATCGTTCCGCGCTATCGGGGTGCAATGCCGGGGAGTCGCGTCATTCGTACAGCGAGCGTTTCGGATCGAGGTGTGGAGCACACCTCGCAGCGGGGCCAACACGCTTCCCTGGATCGAACCTACCTACGACGTACCAGTAGGAGAGGACGCGACCGATTGGCCCGCGATGACGCAGCAGACTGCGATTGCGCCTTCTGATCCCGTGTATCTCTGTGCCACGAATGTCGCATTTCAGACTTTGCAACCACAGAGTTTGGATGTTGGCCTCGCGGCGAGCAACTTCGGGGTCGGCAATGGAAGTGAGTGGGATGTGTGGGTGGCGACGCTGCCGTTTCCCGCCATTACTGTCTCAACCTACGAGTTTATTCACGGGTTCTACACGGCCTATCTTCGCTCCGGCTCGCGTGCAATGTATGAGAGAGCACAAAAAGAGCTTGTGAACCAACTAGTGTTCAAATCTAATTACACGATAGGGTCTGACCAAGTAAATACCGTTGGCGGGTCACCGTTCGCCAATGTATATGGCCCTGACCCCACCCTACCCCCGGGGCCTCCGGGAAACTCCGGACTCTATTCGGAGCAGCATAGCCAGATTACGATGAGTTGGGCTACGGGCTATTTGATGACTGCGTGGAAACACCCGTGGCGTCACATCTGCCATAAACTATCCTGGCAGGCGGGGTCACTGCTTTCTGATTTGTCCGCTACATGGGGGATTCGGTTCAATCTCGGTATTGGGGACTTCCAAATCCTGCAAGCAGCGTATGTGGTTGAGGCCACTATGCAGGTTCCTAGTCCTCCTAGTGGATACGGGGCAGGGCGTGACCCGAACGTAATGACATTCGCCGCGCAGCTTCCGAACCTCCTGACGGTTCTTAGAAATCGGGTTTACACCGCGGCGTACGCGATTCCAGAACTTGCTGGGCTTCTCGGCCAGCGCCAAGACGCTACCGCGTCTTCGGACAATGGGCAAGTTGGTTCGCATACCTTCTTCCAGGCGATGATTACGTCTCGTTTCCTGATTTTCTACTACAACAATATCGCGCCGGACGCAGCGATTCCAGCCGAGGTGAGAAAGCAGGCGGACATCACGATTGCGTTCGCCACTGTGAACGGCAACGAAGCGTATTGGCGTTTCGAGTCTGACATCAACGACCCTTTCACTGCCGGGAACACCGATCCGTGGTGGTCAGGTTTCTATTCAGAGATGTTCGGGTTTGCTTATGCTACGGAAACAGATCCCGTTAAGAAGCAAACCTACTTTGAGTTCTTGGAGAGAGCTATGAACCGGGCACAGTACAATGACTTTATCAAGAACGGGAAAGCTCTTGGTGAATACTTCGGGGCACAGCAGTCCGCTGCGTTCTACCATGCGGGGGGGCAACCGAGAAGTCTCGTTGGCGCTCACCCCACAGTCATCACTGAACCTCCGATCTGGACGAGTTAATCATGGCGCTTACTCTCGTTGATGCCACTCAGAATCAGGAATCCAGCACGGACCCGTGGATTCAGGATATTCCTAAAGCCGTAGCGGTCGGGGACATCGTGTTTGTTGCTGCGCTCATTGCCGGTGGTACATCCAAGTTGTTTGGGACCGGGTTCAGCTTGAATGGAGCTTCTACCGCGACTGTAGGTCCTTGGACGACGATAATAAACAATTGGGCGACAGCATCCCCACCGCAGATCGAAGTGGCATTGGGATTCGCGATCGTACAGACTGCCGGGGACGTAGTAGTCTCTGCGGACATGAATAGCACGCGCGATGGCCGCCTTGTGGTTGCGATTCTGCGAGGTGCGGCGACAGCGGACATCTTTCCCGTCGTTGGTGTGGTTACTCGTGGCGTTGGTACCGCTCCCACGGCGGCGAGCGTAGCACCCGGTAAGGCCGGAGATTGGGTGATTTCCGTGATGTCTCACGTGGCGCTGGCTTCCACGTCAACGAAGACATCCGGGTCAATCAACATTGCGACGTTCAGTTCGACCTCAACGTTTTCGGGAAATCCCGGTTTTGTGATTGAAGCATTCGAGGCCCCGGATACCACACCGATTGCCGGTGCTCCAACCGTCTCCACATCCGTCAGTTGGACCGCACTCAACCTCGTGCTGTCGATGAAGCCCGAAGCGATTCTCGGCAAGACGATCTCGCGCGGATTGTATCTGTGATCCATTTCTCAGGGAGGTTCTGATGAATCCGATGTTCATTTTCGCACTCATTCTGGTCGTGGTGTCCGGCACGTACCTCGTGTGGGACCGTAACCGATGACCACCCCCAACCTCGGGCTTACTCTGCCCACCCCAGGTGCCTCGAACGACACCTGGGGGACGACGCTGAACGCGGATCTGACGGCGATCGACACGGCGTTTGACGAGGCCGCGGGGCACAACCATTCGGGCGCCGTCGGGTCGGGCGGTCCGCTGCCCCCGAGTGCCCTCGATGGGCTGCCCTCCCCAGGGTTGGTGGTCGCGGCGGGTGCGTCCTTCAACGCCCGTGCGATCGTCGCCGGGAGCGGAGTGGGGGTCGTCAACGGAGACGGGCAGGGCGGCGATCCAACTTTGGTGCTGGACATCCCCGGGATGTCGCCAATGGGCCCGGTGGTGGCCGACGATGACCTCTTCCCGGTGTCGGATACGTCCGCCGGCCCTGCGCCTCGTTCTGCGAGACGGGATGAAGTTCTGGCGCGCGCCAAGATCACGGCACCCCGGATGGCGGTCGATGTGAAGGGCGCGGTTTCCGGTGCGGTAGCGATGGACACCGGGCTGTTCTCCTACTTCGCCATGACGCTGAACGGGGTGACCACGTTTTCGTTTACCAACCCCCCGGCTTCGGCGTTGGGCCTCGGGGTGGTCGTGGAGATCACCAACGGGGGATCCTTCGGGGTGACCTGGCCGGCGAGTGTGAAGTGGCCGGCGGGAGTCGCCCCGACGCTGTCTCCCGCGGGAGTGGACGTTCTTGTCTTCCTGACGCGGGATGGCGGGGTGACCTGGCGGGGTGTGCTCTCGATGCAGGACAGTCTCTGATGCTTTTTATGGCGCTGCTGGCGCGCAGGGTGGGGTCGCTGGTCCCACCCCCGACCGCCCTGCAGGGGACTCCGGTTTCCGGGGGCGTGTCGCTTTCGTGGACGAACGCGAACGGATATCTGGCGACGGAGGTTTGGCGTGACGACGTGCTCTTGGTCGAGAAGGCCGGCGGCGTGGCGTCTCACGTAGACACGACTGCGGCGCCCGGGGCGGAGCACAGTTACAAGATCCGGCACAAGGCCAGCGTGTCATCCTTCTCGGCGTTTACCGCGTCGATCCTGCGCTCCCAGACCCCGCCGGCACCGGTTCTGTCGGCTCCGGTGGTGACGGATGACACGGTCAGCTTGGCGTGGACGGCCGTCGCTACCGCCACGCGATACGACGTGTACCGGTCGTCGGTGTCGGGGTCGGGACACACGTTCATCGGCTCGTCCACGGGGTTGACGTTCGA